AGCCATTCAGGCCCGTAATGGTCGCAATCATCGACTCGGGCGTCTGCTTGCCTTCACCGATCGTCTGCTTGATCGCCTCACTCGCATTCGCGGACCGCATCCCATGCACGCCCATATTCGCCAGCGAATAGCTTTCGATCAGCCCGGCCAGTTCCTTGAACTTCGGCGGAGGATTGCCCACGAAATCGGCCACGCTGTTATAGCGTCCCATCAAGGGCCCGAGCTCGCCAGCGTTTTCCTTGATCAACTTGACCATATCGGCGCCGGTTTGCAGGACAGCCTTAGAACTCGCAAGACGCGTCTCCATCGCTGCCGGTTCTTTGGCCGCAAACCCCGTAAAGCCCTTATCAGCCAGCGCGCCAGCCAGTTGGCCTTTCGTTGTCGGCGTTAACTGGTTCCATAGCTCAGGATGCGCCACGATGGTGTCGGCCAGATTACTACTCGATGCGGCGGCCGCCACTTTATTGTGATTGCGAATCGACTCATCGAGGCGCTTCTGCTCCATCACGAATCCACGATCACGGTTTTTCAGTTCAGCTTGTTCATACGGCGTCAGCGGTTTGTTCTTGATAGCATTCGCCTCGTCATCAACTTGCTTCTGCCAGGCCGCCGCTGATACCTGCTGTGTGGGACTCTTGGGATTCAGTGAATCGAACAGAATTTCTTCTTTGGTCTTCGGCGCCTCACTCTTCGGATTGCTGGCAACGGTCTGATAACCCGTAGGGGTGCGCTGCGTGAGCACATCGCCAGGGCCAAGTTTGACGGGTTCTGTTTCCTTCTGATATTTCTTCCCCAGCGATCGGATGCTTTCCATCACCTGTCGAGGGTCCGCGCCAGCCGCTTGCGCTTTCGCCAGAAGATCCTGATCTTGTGGACTCACATGCTCTGGCCCGAGTCCCGCTGTATAGAAGTTGACCGAATCCCAGTCGATTGGTTCTTTCGGATCGTGCAGGCTCAGAAATCCATTCGCGAGGTCCGCGGCGGCATTGTTCCGTTGCTCCCGATGGTCCGTGAGGTATTTGTTGATATTGGTATAGGCACCTAAGACTTTATCGGCTTGATCGGGCGCCACATTGGAGAACTTCTGCGAGAGCGCAGGAATGTCAAAGAGGCCATCCGGCGTTTTCGGCGTCTGCGCGATCACTTGCGCCATCTGCTGCTGACTGTTTCGCGCGTCTTGATACCGCTGTTGTTCATCCTGAAACTTCTGCTTCTCCAGATTCGTTAGGTCCGCTCGATTCGCAATCTCCTTCAGCTTCGCCTGCTGCTCCGGATACTGCGCCACCATCTGCCCAATATTCGAGATAGTGTTGCCCCAGATCTGCCCATTCTGACGCGCCGCTTCCGACTGCGCTTGCGCCTTCGCTTCCCCGAGGCGCGTAATGGCGTTCAGGTAGCCTTCAGAGGCTGACATGCGAAGCCTTCTTCCGTAGCAAATAATCCTTGTGATATCCGCTATAACACGGCTTACACCAGCGACTATGTCCTGTCACAACTGTTGCGTTCAAGTTGAACGCCGCATGCGGTTTAACAAGTTTACATTTTGAACAAATCAGATCGGTATTCGGGTTGCCGCCCGCACGAAGAATCGTCATGCGACGATGCAACAGCATGTGATAGGCATCATCTGGACAAATAACGAGCGGTGCATCATCACGCTTGGAGCCATCCGCGTGATGCACAATGGCCTTGGGAGGCAACGGTTTTCCGAGTGCCTTCTCTGCTCGCATGCGGTGCAGAAGCTGAAATGATTGGCCACGGCAATAGACCATCCTGTAACGCTTCACCTGAGAGAGACGAGGACGACCAGTTCTCATGATGCCGCTGCTGCGTTTGATCCTAATGTGGCGAGCGTTGAATACTTAGCGAATGGCCGGTCCTGGTTGCCCGTCTGCGTCTGATAGTTGATGCCATACGCATTGGCCGCCCTGTTATACACGTCATTGAATCCGCCGAGCGCGTTCTGGATATTGCTCGCGTTCAGCGCCTGCTGGAATCGCCCATTCAGGAGCGTCCCGTGCGCGGCCCCGCTGTTCTGCCCCATCCGATTCGCTTCCTCGAGCGCGAACTGCAGCCCCGGTGAGTTCAACGCATCCTGCGCCGTCGGCGGCGTAAAGAGGCCAATCGGGGCCGTCATAAAGCCAGACGACTGCCCAAACTGATTCGTGCCGCCGATGCTGCCGAGCGTGCCGCCGCCGCCGGTTGGCACTCCCCCAGGGCCGGCGATCTGATTCCACTGGCTGATGCCGTTCCCGGTGCCGGCGCCTTGAATGACGTCGAACGCCGAGCCATCCGAGAGTTGAATCTTGCCAGGCTGACCTTCGGCGTTCTTGATCAGCGTGATGCCATGCGCCTTGAGGTCAGCCTCGTTCGCCAGCAACATCTGTGGCGAGAGCTGCGTCCCGGCTGGATACTTCGATTGGAAATAGGCTTGCGGACTTTGGGCGCCTGTGCCCGTGATGCCGGTGCCCGTGGCTTGGCCGAGTGGAACGCTCGTCGGCATAAGACCGGGTTGGACCGTCTCCGCAGTGGGCATTTCACTACCACCATTGATGCCCGTGTTCGGAATGGCCTGCGACGCATCAAACCAGCGCGTCGCCTGCACATCGGGGCCACCCGCGACGCCGCTGTTATCGGTCGGATACTGGCCGAAGTTGAACGATGGTCCTGCCATTTATACCAGCCTCCCGCCGGCTTGCTGCGCCGCTGCGGCCTGTCCCTGTGGCACCAAATGCACCAAGCCCGTCGCAGGATCCTGGATCCGCACCGTGCCGCCTGAGCCGACCGTGCTCAATGTGCCCATCGTCTGCGCCGGTGTGGGCTGATTCGGAATCACCTGATTCTGGCCAGCGCCAGGCAGCGGATTGCCCTGCGCATCCTTGGCCCCGGCCGCGACAATCGGCCCGGTCGTCGTCGGAGCGCCCACGGTCGTGCCCTGCGGTCCCGTGGACGTATCAAACGGCCCTTGTGTCGACGTCGGCGCCGCAATGCCGAGGCCAAAACTCAAGGGGCCGAGTGCACTCGCGCCAATCTGCCGATACGGCGAGAGGTCCGCACGTTGTTGCTGATAAATCAGCTTGGCTTGGTCCAGGGACGCCTGCTGCTGCGCGGCCGCAATCTTGGTCGCTTCGGTATTGCCATGCGACGCAATCGCCGCCCCGCCGAGTGAGGCGCCGGCGCCGATAATCGTCGGCAAGGCCGCTTTCAGGGCTGCGCCGAACCCTGTCGCAGCTCCAGCAATCGGCGCAGCCGCTTCGAGTCCAGACTGCACGATGCCCGTTCCCGCTTCGACTGGACCAGCCGCAAACACTTCATCGGCCGCCAATGGACCGGCTTCGCCAAGTGTCGTGCCGCCACCAGCGGCAGCACCACCAGCAGCCGCTCCCCCACTGAGAGCCCCTGCAATGGCTGGCGCCGCGATGGCTGCACCCAAGGTCAGTGCCGTGCCCTTCAGCACGCTTTCCCACAGCGGCGAGTTGTCTAGAATGCCCTTGGCTTGCGCTTCCTGAATCGCCGCTTTCAGGGTCGGATCGCTCGAGGATTGCCGCAGAGCCGATCCCGGCGGATAACTGGCCGCACGTTGAATCGCCGCTTGCGACGCCGGCGACAGACTTGCAAACGCTGGATTCTTCGTGGCCCCAGCCATCGCCATTTGATAGATATAGGAGGGATTACCAATCGGCATAGAAGAATCCTGCTGAGTATACGCGTTACGCGACGAACGTTCCGACGTTTCCCGCCGGCAGGCGCCGCACCACAAAAAAGCTATCCCGTGAGGGCGTCGCCGTCCCCGCACTCGCCGTCATCCGCAGCCGAATGTTCCCCGCCGTCGCACATTCCACCAGGCAATGCACCTTCGCATAATGACTGGCAATCGCAGTATTCGCACCCGTCGCGGGAAGGGCGGTTGAGGTGCCCGTCTGCGCCACCACGCCCGCCGTCTGCGGCGTGCCCACCGTCCCGATACCGCCCACCGGACACTGCACATATTCCGCTACCATATTCGTCAGCGTCTGCGTGCTCACGATGGTCCACGTAATCGTGCCCGTGCCGGTCGACGTGTGGACCCAATAGCAATGCCACGTAATGTCGTAGACGCCGTTCAGGATGGTCGGAATGCCATCATTCGAGCCGAAGAAATCCGCGATCGACGTAATGCCAGAGCCATTCGCCGTCAGTCGGAATAACTGATCAACATTGACTGCGGCCCGCCCATTGGTCGTATCGATCGTTTGGTAAAAGTTCGTGCCGTCGTATTCTGTCGCGCCAGCGACCGCCGATGTCAGATTGTTGCCGCTGGTATATGTCAACGGAGCAATCGATGTCGTGCCGGCCACCAGTGTTGCCGCGTCTTGGTTATTGAGATATACGCGCACCAACCCGGCATCATCGACGGTATCCAGCCCTTTATTGCTATTCGTGAAGACTTTCGACTTCCCAGAGGCCGGCGTCGCCGGTGTCGCACCATTCGTGATTAAGAGTTCAGAGGCTGCCATGTCTCACCCTAGAGCAATCGTGACCCACTAAAATACGTCTGCGTGATCGTGCCATCCACAATCTTGTTGGAGCCCGTGCCTTGAAACGTCCAGAGCTGCAGAAAGTCGGCGACGCCATTCATATCGACCACCCAGGTCCCGATGATATTTTGCCCACTCGTTCCCGTAAATCGCGTCTGGGCTTCTTGATACAACGCGCCATTCTTATACAGCGAGACAGTATAAGAATTACTGGCCACGCCCACCGTATAGGCCAGCGCCCCTATCACCAGATATTTCCCGGCGACTGTCGGCGTGAACGTATCCGAGGCGAAATTATTATTGGTGTCGAAGACTTCTGTGCTCCACGTCAGTTGAGTATAGACCGCACTGACAATGCCCGTCTGATTGGACCCGCCCTTATTGACGGAGAAGGAGGGGCTGACACCATCGGTCGGCCCCGTGATTTCCAGCCGCGCCCCGCCATCAATCGTGAGAATGATACCGCCATCAATCTCAAGTGATTCAGGAATGACCCAGCCCCGCGTCGCTGATAAGGTCGTATTCGACGTGACTTCAATCGGAACACTGGGCGTCGTGGTCGTGCCTGTGGCCGTGAGTTGATCGGCAATAATCTGGACGGTCACGCCATCCACCGCGACCGCTAACGGCGTGCCGATGGACCCATCACCCGTTAACGCGCCCGCCGCGTCGACATGCACGGTCCCACCACTGCTCCCATTCGCCGCTGCGGTGAGGCGTCCCGCTCCATCGACCGTCAGATTCGTATTCGTGTAACTCCCCGCGACGACGGTCGTATTGGGCAGGTCAGTGGCAGCAATCGTGTCCCAGGCCGGCGCTGCACTCGCTGCCCCTGTGCCGGTCTGCCGCAGGAACTTCTTCGTGGCCGTCGTGTTGCCCGCAAGACGGGTCCAGACTACGGCGGCCCGATACAGCAGATCCCCGAGAATCGGCGCGGCCATGCTATGGCGTCCAGTCCAACATCTCAGAGATCGTCACGGCTTGCACATTCCCTGTGCCGGCCGTATCCCGACCGAGCGCCGTCTGCGTGGCGATGTTCTGCATCTTCGCAAACGTGACGGCATTCGCGGCAATCGTGGCCACCGCTGCGCCTGGACCCGTCGCCGTCACATCCGAGGTGAGCGCGGTAATCCCCGATCCGCCAGCCGAGGCCTGCGGCGTAATCCCGCGCATCCATGCTTTCATCGCATCCGAGGCATAGCCCGTCTTCGGATCGACCAGCGGCGACGCGTAGGGCAGAAACAGTTCGGTCACGACGTGCCTTCTTGCGGATCGCCTAAGGCGGCGAGGAACTGAAAATCGACGGGATCGCTGACCGTCACCTCGAGCACGCCGTTGCGGTAATTCCCGGTCGCTCGCACCAGCCGCACCCGGTCGAAGAACCGGCCACGCTTCCCCGCCGGAATCCACCGTTCATTCGTCCATGTCGAGCCGCCATCCTTCGACATGCGGATCATCACTTGCGGATCGGCGCCGAGCGGCAGATTCCCATCGCCATAGGTCGTCGGCTTGAGGCCAATGCCCGTGCGCATCAGCAACTCAATCACCGGAATGTTCATGTTCTTGTTGTCATCCGACGAGGGCAACAAGAACCTTCGTTGCCGACGCATCGGCTGGATCTGCGTCATCGTGCCAATGCGTAGAATAATCGGCACACAGGAGAAATCGGCCCCGCTATAGACCGTTTCGGCAGAGACCGTCGCCGTCTGCGACACGCCTTCCACAAACTTCATCCGCGAGTCATCGACCGCCACTGTGCCATCCGCCACCGTGATTTTTTGAAAACGATTCAGGGTCGCCGTCTGCCACCACACCCAGAAATACAAGGGGTCCGCAGGATCCGCGAAAATATGCTCCAGGGCATTCTGCACGCCCGTCAGCGTATAGGTGTTCAGCAGCGTGCCCGATTCGTCATACCGCAAAATCTGCGTATCGGTCGCCGCCTTCTCATAGGGGACTAAGAGCGTGTTGTCCGTCATCATCATGATGTTGGCGCCAAAGAACTTGGTCGCCACACCCGGCAGGAAAGTGGAAATGACGAGCGAACTCGTATCGATGACGAGTAAGGCGGTATTCGCGACCGTAATCGAGCGGGCAAAATAGACCTTCGTATTGCCTGCGTTGGGCGAGAGCGTGGCGCAATTTCCGCCCGTCAAGGTAATCGGCGAGCCCACGGTGCCATCTTGCGTAATCGAAATAATTTTAGCGGTCGCGCCAGCGTCCACGGCCCAAAACGTATCAATTTGATTGGAGGCGAGGTCATCGATATACGTCGCACTCGGCATCGTCGGCGTCACCAGCACCGTGAACCCATCGCTTTTCACGGTGTAGAGGACGGGCCCCAACGCGTTAAAGGCATCAAGGACCGCAATAATGCCGTTCTGGAGTGATTGATGCCCTTCCCCGGCTGGATAGTTCAGACTGTAACGTTTCGGAATGGCATTCGCCGGATTCATCACGACACCCGGCCACCCAGGAGAACTGTCGTTGATGTAGAGATCGTGATTGATAATCGCCTCCTTTTGGCCGCGGGCGATACGCAGCGTGAGCGGCGACGGATTCACATTCCCAGCATTCTTGACAAACTCAAAAAATACGCGCTGGCCGGCGGCCACGAACGTCACGATGTCCTGCTGCACTGGACGACTCAGCGAGGCATTGTTGTTCGCCAACTGCACGGGCGCACTCGCTGGCCCACTATAGATTTTGAGCGTGGGCAGATACGTGGTGCCATTCCCATAGCCATAGACCTCGAGCATGTCGTCGCCCGTCACTGGCAGATAGGAAAAATACAGTGGCTGTGTGACCGCGCCGTCGTAGGCATCTTCCGTCGTCGTATAGGCCGTATAGCCGGTGAGCGTGCCGATGTCGGTCGCCGTGAGGAATGAGATATTCGTGGGCGGCATCAGACCACGACCAATTCGTCGGTCAGTTCATCCATCGAGCATTCATAGACCGCCCCACTCAATCGATCGCCCACGAAATGCCGCTGGTCGAAATACATGTGGCACTGAGGACGCCACGGCAGCCAGCGAATCGGCTCCGAGGGTTGCCAATGCGCCCGATCGTGCCATTCGCCTTGCGTCAGGTCATAGACCGGCGTGCGGTCGTATTCCGTCTCTTCGTTGTTCAGCACGTAATCGACGTGCAACTCCATCTGCATCGCGAAACACCGCGCATGCTGCAGATTGTGTCCCCGCGACTGCTCGTAAAACGCATTCGCATATGTGCTCAGGACTTGCAGTTGCAAGCCGGCCGCCGCGACGACCACGCCACCGCCGCGCTCCGTCTGATCGAGCCAGATCAGCGTCGACGTGCCATCTTTCTCGATGCGGGCGAACGAGAACGAGCTCACGGCGCCGTGCTCGATGAGCGATTCCTGCGCCGGCGCGAACACATCGACGCCACCCGTCGCATACCAGACCTCCGAGGTCTGCTGGCCGACCACCCAGAGATGCGTGCCGTTTCTGCGAATGAACGCGATGTTATCCGGCGCCCACGAGCGAATCATCACGTCGAGCGGGTCCCAGGCCGTGCCATCGAAAATGGCCGACCACTGCACTTGCTGCGAATCAACCAGCAGCACGAAGAAATAGGTATCGAAGAACTCCCCCATGAGCGCCGAGCCGTTGGGGAAGTCGCCATCCGCGATGATCGCGAGCGTGTTCGTGCTCAGCGTGAAAATGTAGCCATTTCCGCCAGAGACGATGAACACCTGATCGCCCTGCGGCCCATTTGAACAGATCGAGGCCATTGGAAATGTCGTGCTGCCGCTCGCCGCCACGGTGCCACGCACGACATAGCTGTAATGGGAGAGTCCGTCCGTCAACTGCTCGAAGAACGTCGTCCCTGAGACGCCAAACGCCCGCCCATTGAGCGTATAGAGCGCACTGACGGGATCGCTGCCGACGCTGAACCAGAACTTCAGCCCCGGCGTGCGCTGCGAATAGGCGTCCTCTTTCGGCGTGCCGACTTGGCCAGACTCCGGCCGTAGATTGATGGACGATTCGCAATCAAACAGCGTCGAGCGATTGACATTCGAGCCGTGATTGAAGGCACCGGGCAGTTTCATGGTGCCGGCGGTGTCGCCGTCTTCGCTTTGAGCGCGTCGAGTTCTTCGCGCAGCGCGTCCAGTTGCGCAGCCAGCTTCAGGATCTGAAACTGCTGCGCCCCGAGGGCTTCCTGCGTCAGTTGTTCAAGGGTTTTGGCCATCAGTGCAACAGATTCAAGAGGACGCCAGAGACGCCACCAGGCTGGAAACACCCAATGACGATGCCGTCTGTGCCACTGGCGTCGGTATAGGTCCACGTCGGATTCACCGCCGAAGGGCCACCGACCTGAATAACATAGGCGAGCGCAGACGAAAACGCCACGCCCCCGATCACGGCCACGCTATCTAAGAGCGTCATGCCGGTGACACTCGCGATGCTACTGACCGTCCCTCCGAGTCCACTCACGATCAACGAACTGGCGTTCACGGGCGTGACGGCGCCCGGTTGCGCGGGCGAACTGACGGCACTGGCCCCATTTTGCTGCCCATCAAACGGACTAACGGTCGCGACGCCGGTGAGCGCCACAAAACATCCGCTGGGCGTGCTCGAGGGACTAGCGGCGAGGGTAAATGTCTGACTGCCGCTCACCGTGGGATTGGCCACATAGACAATATCGGTAAAACCCGAGAACGATCCGTTTTGACTAGTCAGCGCACTCCACGTATTGAATTGACTATCAGAGGGAATTGAGGCCGCACCAGCGCCACAGGTGACGCCTACCAGGAGCGTGGCGCCCGTGGCATTGATTGCACCGGACGTGCCGAAGCCCGCCTGCGTCACATGCGCATTGCCGCTGTCCGCGATCGCAATCGCACAGGACAACGGCACCCATAACCCAGGCTCTGTCAACGGCACAATCCGGCATGCCGGTCCGCGGTAATACCAGCGAGATGTCAGCGGCACCGGGAACGACGCCTGCGGCATCATGGGCGTTTCGTCAGCACCACTTGCACGTCGGCGATGGTGTTCGTGTAGTGCTTCAACCAGAAGCCACGCGTGTCATCCGACTTCGCCGCCGTCTCAGGATCGAAGGTATACCCATAGACGAAATCGAAGTCGCAGACCATCGCAGACGGCCACTTGTTGTCGTCGCGGAATTGCTTGTTGAAGTAGAGGAAACTCTGCTCACAGAGCGGCGGCCATTCGGCGGTCGGATCCTGAATCGACCGCGCGGAGCTCCAATAGGGCACGATGATCGTCGCTTTGCCACCCGGTTGGAGCACGCGCCAGAGTTCGTCCATGAACGGCCCGCGCTGCGTCGACGGCAACCGATGCAGCAAATAGGCCGAATACGCCTCATCGACGCTCGCCGTCTTCAGTTTCCACGGCAGCACCAATGGATCGAAGCCCTTGGGCCGGTGATACGGATGATCCTTCTGGAGTTCGCCAAAGGACAGATCCAGTTTCAGCCCCGCAATCGGGACCACTTTCGCCGCGCTTCTCACCACATCACCCCGTTGGCAGCGTCCCAATGGCCGACGCGCACCCGATTATCCGACGCAAACTTAAACCCAGCCTTCGCCGCTTCGCCAAAGAAATACAGATCCTGCGTGCCGGCGCTCATCCCAGCCCCAGGCACGTATTCCTGCACGGTGCGAAACCACGGCCCTTTCATTTTCTTGAACATCTCGAGCTTGAACAGCGTGAAACCCATCCCGAGACCATTGCACGGCTGCACCGCATCGGGAATCGGCAACTGCGGCACGAAGTTCTTCGGCATCTCTTGCGGATTGCCGTAAATCATTGGCTGTCCCTGCTCACCCTTGACCCAATACAGACCTCCGACCGCATCAAACTGTTTCATCGACTCATAGAGCTTCAAGAGGCCATCGGGCGGCGGGCAGTTATCTTCCTCCAGCGTCAGGATGTATTTCCAGTGCTTCAGGTCCGGATGCGCGAGCACCGTTTCGACGCCGGCGTTATACGCATCGGCCACTTCCAGATTCTCGAGGAAGAGCCGCGTGAACTTCTGATTCATCGGCGACGCGAGACCCAGCCATGACTGCACCACTTTCGCCGGAATCATCCCGCGCGTCGGAATCAAGCAGACCGTCGAGAGGTCGCGATACGTCTGCCCTCGAATCAGGCGCCCGCGGGCCTGCTCGAGATTCGCATTGTTCCACCCTTCATGGCTCATGCGCCCACCAAGGCAAACCACGGCTGCACCAAGGCTTGTGACGCCGTCACGATGGCCGCCGTCGACTTCAAATCGATCGAGGTCGGCATCGACCCTGATAGGAATACGCCCGCGATGAACGGACCCGCCTGGTAGACCGCTTGCGAAGTCGCCGTGGTCATCGCGATGGACCCGTTATAGCCAAATCGCGGCGTCGTTACCGACGCGATCGTCGCAGCCCCCGTGCCGACACCGACCGCCGTGATGGCCGCGATCGATCCAAACGTGCCAATAAACGAACCGGCGCTGAGGCCCGCGCTGACCAGATTGATCCCGGCCGTGCCCGCATTGCTCACGACGCCGGCGATGCCAGAGGCCGTGAGGAACGATCCGGCCAAGAGGCCACCGGCGGAGAAGGCGGCCGCAGAAGTCGAGCCCGTATGAAATGACCCCGCGAGCAGACCGCCGCTGGAGAGGATGTTAAACCCGCCCGTCGCGGTATTGAACAACAGCGAAATGGTGCTGGCCGCCGCGGTCGCCGTCACCGACACTAAACTGGCCGTATTCGTCACGCCCGATGCCGTCGATCCGACTTTTCCGATCGCGAACGCACTCGGCGCGGCGCTAAACGCCGTCAGCGTGGCCGACGTGGACGCCGTATGGACCGATCCGGCATTGAAGCCAGCCGAACTCAACACATTGGCCGCCGTCGAGCCCGTATGCAGGGACCCTGCAATCAAGGCCACGCTGGTGCCGGTCGCCGTGAGGAACACTGGTGCCGAAGTTGGTGTGGCCGAGAACGCCGTATAGGCCGTGGCCGTGGTGCCCGTCAGTGCCGACACGGCCGCCAACCCACCCGAGCTCATCGCGCCGAGCGTGCCCGTGGTCACCGTCGTGACCGCCGATCCGGTCGCCGTGCCAAAGGCATTCATCCCATAGAGCGAAATCGTCCATGAGGTCGAGGCCGCCGCCATCGACAACAGATGCCCGACCACATACTCGCCGGGATTGAGCACCGTCGAGGCGAACGTCATCGGCTGGATGTTCGGCCCACTCCACCCTTGTTGCAGACTGCTGGAGGTGCCAGAAGTCGTCGTGCCCGTCGCCCACGTGACGGCTCGAGAGGCGCTGAGCACCGAGGCGAGTGACGTGCTATTGCCGAAACTGTAAACGGCGAAGGATTGACTGAGCGACCCTTGGCCTTGATTCGTCGCCGGAAAGGCAATGCCCAAGACCAAATCGACTTCGCTCAAGGCGATCGACTGATTCAGGACAATGCGTTGCAATGACACGGAACTGCCAAACGCATTCGCCGCCGCACTCGCCGCGGTTGTGCCAGTGGCCGTCACCGTGCCGACCAGCACGGGCGAGGCTTGCGGCATGGGGAAGTTCTGCACCACGCTCACGCCTGGCGTGCCCATGTTCGCCCACGGATAGAAGGCCGCCGCCATTAGGCTTGCACCGCTAACTGCTGCGCCACGCCGGTATTAAAGAGCACCATGAGTTGCGTTTTACCGGCGCCGTTATCTTGGGCAAACACGCGAAAGGTATTGGCTCCGCCGGCGGCTGGAGCGGTCATCTCCGTGCCTTCGTAATAGGACGTATTGGCGATAAACCCATTCGCCGTAATGTTCACCGTGCCGCCGGTCGGTGGCGCAATCGTGCAGGATGGCGTGTCATTGGCCATCAATTCAATAAAAAATTTGTCCACCGCATCATCGACATCCCAGGCGCCGAGATTCAATGTGTCGCCCGCATCCGTATGGCTGGAAATAAAGCCGTCAACGAGACCGGTGCGATACATCCGAATAAAGGGAATGCCTGTTCCGTCTGTCAGTTCTTGCATCCAAAATTCGGCCCGCGCCTCTGGCCCATTGATGACATTGCCTAATTCAATCCCTTTCTGGACCGATGCCGCGCCATTCCACCACGTCCCGCTCAGCGCCAGACTGACACTGCCGAGTGGGGCAATGGCCGTGGCATCTCGCGCATAGATATTGAAAAACCGTGGCGGAGATGCGTCCGTCGTGCCAGGCCCATCATCATTCGCCCCAAGGAAATCCACGCCACGGAGTTGAGCGATCCGAGAGACGGCTGGCGATCCAGAGGCCGCATAATTCAACGGCGCAATCACCGAACCAACCAAGGCGATCGTATTCCCAGTCAGCGCAATGGCGTTGGTCGCACTCAGGGCAATCGTGGACGAAAAATCAGGCGAGATCAGCGCCGCCTGTGAAGGATCAACAAAGAGGGATGGTGAAGGATTGCCGACCACATCGCCAAAGAGTTCAAAACTGCCCGGCGCAAAGCCTTGCGTGAATGCTGGGAAGATCAGTCCGACATAGCCATCGGCATTGTTCACCGTGAGTGCGGTGCCGGTCCCAAATGTATCGCCGATGACCGTGATCGGCGCTCCTGTTCCAGAGAAGGACAGACCCGCCCCACCGATAAACTGGAGCTGATTCGTTCCTGAATTGTAAGTGAATGCGTTCTCGCCCGTGATGGTATTGGCCCCGCTGCCAAAGGCCACTTGCGTGGCCGCAATCGTGCCCCCAATGCCACCACCCCCACCGCCGCCCGTGCCGGTGAAGTCCAGCGTGCCCGTGAAGGGATTGAACGTGATCCCCATGATTAGGGTTGCGTTGAGGTGACAGAGATCAGGTCGGTATGGCTCGAATCCGTGAACACGATCGTGACATGCGCCACGATGGTGCCACCAGATCCCCCCACGCGGAACACGAGGGTCATCGTGTCCGTGCCAGGCGTCGTGTTCAGCACATAGTCATAGCCAGGGAGATGAATACCACTCTCCGTGACTTGCACGGCGGCCGCAGACGGGCGAACCGACACACTATTTGCTCAGTCTGACGCGCGGATCCGGCAAGAGATTGCCGAGCACTTGGCGCAATTGCTCCTGCAAGCGATCCGTGGCCACTTTCGCATCGTCATACGCCTGCTGTGCCATATCAATCGTGGCCTGTTTCTCCGCCACAATCGCCGCGAGCTCGCGCTTATATCCAGCGAGCGTATCGGCCTTGGCCTGCGCATCGGCGACCGCATCCCCGAGGTCTTTCAGTGTTTGCACGGCATCCATGAACAGACTCCCTTATTTTGAAGACCCGACGACTTTGACTTTCAGGCTGCCGGTGGTGACCGCCGTGCTAATCCGCGCCCGCAAGGCGCCGAACACGCCGGTGACTGAGAGCGACTTGACGGTATCGATGGTGCTCCAGTCGATCGTGGACGTGCCGACCTGGGCCCAGGTGCCGGCATAATCGTCGCTGTAGGCGCTCTCGATCGTCACCTTGCCCGAGTCCGAGGTATGGCTGAACTCGACATACACAATGAACTCGACATAATTCCCGCGCACGACCGACGGGAAGGGCGCAATCGACCCAGACGCCGACGCGCCACCACCCGGCAGTCCCGTGACCGTCCACACCAGCTCCTGATCCAGCACCGGCTGCGAAGCCGCCATCCTAAGCTCCTTGATCCGTCTGGATCACGTAGGTTCCGCGTGGGTTCGGCGTGAACATCGGGTCGACGCTCATATCGCCCATCATGCCCGCCGCATTACTGACCTTGAGTGCCGTCAGTGCAATCTCTGCGTCTCGCATGACCTTCGCCGCCACCTGCGGATTGACCGCAAAGGGCGTGATCATCGACTCCTGCAGACACAATCGCAGCGCCTTGAGATAGCCAGGCGGCATCACGACAAGACTCGTCAGGTCGGGAAACTGCCCCGTCGTCACCGGCACATAGAGCGCGAGTTGATTCGTGCTATCCAGCGGAATCGGCCACAAAAACACCTGCCCGAGCGGCACGGTATCGTTGTAATACAGCCACACCGGCAAACTATTGGTCAGATCCTTGATGGCCTGAGCCGCATACATATCCGTCGTGACGATGGCCATCGGAATCTCAACAGCCGGCGTGCTGTTGTTCAGAATGAGATTCGCATCCTGAATCATCGGCGGCCGAATCGCGGTGCCTGTATCGAAATCGCCACCCGGCCCGTAGGTATACGGAAAGAGCGGCCCACCCTGGTTGGAGACGAGGTTATAGACAAACCGATTGACGGTGAGGACGGTCAAGGCATTGGCCTGACTGCCCCACTCGTCAATGATTTCCGCCAGCAACTGCGATCCCGTCTGGAACGAGTCGGGCGGAATGAAATCACCCGGGGCAAAGGTGCCATTGGCCACCAATGCCCGGGTAATCAGATCGGTTTGACTAATCGACAGGCTCACTAGCTGGGCACCACCATCAAGCCACCCGCCGAGCCCGATACCGCAGCCATGTCAACATATGAGTTCGCGAGGAAGTTCGTATCACCAAACTTCGTCGCGCCCACTGTGGCGCACCCTTGGAACACAATCGCCCCGCCCGGAGATGCACTGGTGAAACTGCCGAGCGCGGTAATCCCGGTGCCTCCGGACTTGATCGCATTCGTGAACGTGCAGCGAATGAAGTAATTGAAGCGATCGACGCAACTGGCGCCCGTGCCGAGAATGGCGAATGGGGAATTGGCCGACGCATCCATCGGAATCAGGCAATCACGGAAGACATTGCGCGTCGTGCCGCCGGCGAATTCAATCGTCGCATTGGCCGCTGACCGCACTTCGGTATCGGCGCCGATGACGCACGAATCGAACACGTTTTCGCCCGATCCGCCAGACCCAATCTTGAGCACCCGTGATCCGGCGTCCGCCCCTGACGCGTGATCCGCATCGCACATCCCGGCAATCTGGCAGTTCTGGAAGTAATTCCGGCTGCCCGTGACGACCATCCCAACCTGTGCCGTCGTGCCGGCCGTGAACCCCATGAACCATTGAATGTTCTGGAAGATACAGCCAGATGCTGACACCGTGAAATACGGCGTGAAGGCCGCCGTGCTCGAATTCGGGGCAATCCGTGCGCGCTGCGAGAACAGCACGGGCGCCGCGTTCCCGATCAGATGCGTTTCGCTCTTGGCCCAGGTAAAGGAGGCATCGCTCCGAGCCGTGGCCGACGTGCCGCCATTCGCCATCAGCACAACCGCGTCGTTCTGGCCCGCCGTGCAGGCGCCATACGCGGTTGCCAGCGTCTTGAACGCCTGCCCTTGCGACAGGCCGGTATTGCCGTCATAGCCATTCGCAGGATCGAGATAGTAGACGTTCCGAAACAGGCTCGCGAGGGCACTGGTGCCGGCGGACAGCAACGCATTCGCGGCGTCTTGCGTCAAGGCACCGAAGGGTCCGTTATAGGCGCTCATGGCTGACTCCTTGGACCCTTTCGGGGCCCTGAGGTTAGTTCGTGGGAGGTGTTTTCCGGACGTATTTCCGCTTGGGCTGTTCTTTGATTTCGCCCAGCATGTTGTCCGTCGCTCGTTCGGCCTTCAGGGCTTCTGCGAGCGCCAACGTGCTCATCGTGACATCTTTCGCGCGTCGTTCGGCATCCGCCCGTGCCATGTCGGCCTCGAGCTTGATGAAGTGTTCTTTCGCATCCGCCGGCGATTCGAACCAATCGGAGCCGAGCCGCACGCGTTCCGTGTCGCTCTTGACGACGGTCGTCTCGCACTCTTCGCCAGGCTGATTCTGCCGATACATCGCTTTGGGATACGGCTCGTAACGATACGGCCCTTCCCAATACTCGGCATCATTCGGCGTCAACTGCCGCATTTCCCCGCGACTATCTTGAATTTCGGTCTGAATCATGAAACACCAGAAAGAAAGGGCCGAGCGAGATTGCCCGGCCCCGTCAGTTTACGCCTAGGTATCCGTCAGCGTAACGTTCGTCTTCCAGAGCACCAGCCATGCGAGGTTGTTGGCTTTGATGGAGAACCCATCGCCAATCGCCCCGCCGAAGGTCGCGATGTCCTGGTCGCCCGAGAAGCTGACTTCCGAGACCGCTCCAAGCGCGTCCACCGCGTTCAGCACGTAGGCATGCGCCGCCCCGGCCTGAATCGTGACCACTTGGCCTTCCTGCGCCAGCGTCGGGTCCGCAATCAACTGCGCCGTCGTCACGGTGCCGAGCACATTGACGAAGACGCCACCCTTGCTGATCGGGATGACCAGCGTGCCACCCGTTGAGGTGTTGTAGGTGATGTGCTCGACGGTCGGCGCGAACGGAATCTGCACTTCTTCGCCCGCCGGTGGCGACGAGAAGTCTGACGGGTCTCCCCAGAAGACCTGAGCCCCTGAGATATGGGCGCGCTGGGCCGTTCCATCCTGTCCGCACAAGACAGGCACCAAGCCACCGACCGCATCGGCCGAGGCTTTGAACAGTTCGCTGTCGATCATGAACATCTTGCCGCGGGTCATCCCCGTGGTCGTCGCGATCGACAGGGTCGTATCGCTGATGGCCTTGGCCCCGCTGAGTGTCGTTTCTGCTAATGCCATCGTTATGCTCCCTGGATCCGAACGACCCATTCCGGCCGGTAAGTCTTCCAGCCGTAAATGCAATCAATTCGACAGAGGTTCTGGTCGCTCAAGGCGTTCCACTGTTTCGCCATCCGGAGCGCAAAGCCGAGTGGTTTGCTCTGGATGCGTTCCGCAATCGCGCCGCCTTCCGGCATGATGAGGTCCGCCATCACCATGACGACGGCTTCCTTGACCCATCCGAGGCCCTGCGCGCCTGTGACCGCCGAGGTGCCGACAACGGTAATCACCGCATTGTCCACAGGTGACTGCGTGACGGTCTGGAGCTGGCCCGACGTGATGATGGGCGGCTTGATGCTGATCGTAATAGCACCCGTGGTGTCGCTCACGCGCTGTGTGACTTCAAACTGCTGAAGCGAGCCCGTGCTCTGATAGTTCTGCGGATTGACCGCGAAACTGCCAGAGGTGCCGGCTACGGCCGACGGTCCCAGCGTAAAGATGGTCCCGACGGTCAGCGTGGTCCCGCCCGAAGTCCAACCATCCGTGATCAGCGTGCTGCCGGTCTGATTCGCGCCATTGACGAGCGGTGTGCCGCCGTAGGTCGCATTCGTGAACCGCGCGACGTTCTGGTCCCAGAACCATTCCTTGAACCCGAGGACGTTGCTGGCGTAAATGCCCTTCTCGAACGAATCCGAGATGGTGCCCTGAGGATTGAACAGGGCGAAGTTCGCATTCGTGATCGCCGCCTGCATGTCCGGGTTGGTAATCACCATCCGTCGTGGCGGTGCGGCATTGTTCGACAGGA